ATTGGCCAAATTGACGCAGGCAGAGAAGAGCTTGTGGGCGGGGCCCACCCATAAAAAAAGAAATTTTAAAAAAAGGCTTAGCCTGTTGCCTCGAGTGCCCACCCCTTCCTCGACATTTTAACGGTGGAATTAACAACAGGTTCCATGCCCGGGCGCATTGCCCGATCGGTATCCCGATCCCGAACTAGGTCATTTGCCTCTAGCAAAAAACTCTGTGCACTAGCGCCTACCGTTGGATCTGGCCGACCTAGTTCGGGATCAAGGGCCCTTGTGGGCCCTTGATCAAATTTTATCTCCTTACTGAAGCACGCTTCAGTAATTTTTCAACATCTAAGATATCATCATAATTAAACCCAAGTAAAGGCATACCATGATCTCTCTTTTGTCTCAACCAAACTAAAGCTAGAGCCGTAAGACCTTTATTCATTTCTTGAATTTTTTCTTTACGACCTAAACCTTTAGCTTTTCTAGCTAAGATTTTTATTATTTTTCTAACTTTATTCATAATCCTACATTATCCTATAACTATGGCAAGAATAAGGCAACACCTGGATAAAGTTGTCGCACCCTATTTTAGAATCATTCTAAAAAACCCTGTCAAGATGACATGATGTCGCAGGCGTGTTGAGTGCATGTGGGCGGGGCCCACCCCAATAAAAAAACAAAAACTGCGACAATTTGTCAAATGGTAATGCGAACACATGTGTTTTAAAACACATGTGTATTTAACAAATGGAGGAAATATGAAACCAATAAGAAAAGACGAGTTAGAATTCTGGAGTAATTTTACTAATGATGAATTCTACGAAAAAAGAAAAACTGTTGATACAGAAATAAGTCAAGAAGCTCAATCAATAGCTGAAAAGAAAAAACCTAACTTTGCGAAAGAGTGCGGACTAGATAAGGATTTAAAAAATCTAGAAAAGCATTATCAAGCATATCGCGATTTTATGGATAACAAATCATTGACCGAGCAGAAATTAAAATCGGCTTGGAAAAACGCTTGTAATGATTTTAGCGAAAAAGCCAATAGACTTTCAAAAGTTCGTGATTGGTATGACATACGTTTTAATGATGATGAAATCACACCAGAAGAGGTTAAAAGAAAACTTGGAGACGCCTGTTATCAAGAAGCAAAATCGCATGTTAGAAAAAGTCATACAGTACATAACTCTTTAGATAAAATTCAAAAGAGATGTAAAATGATATTCATACAGGAGCACACATTAACGACGTTGTGAGTTCGTTAAAAGGTGAGATGTCGAAAGCTGAAATAAATTTAGAAATACCTAAAAATTTATTGGCTTTACCAAGTAATTAACACTTGACAATGATTATGGGATAATGTAATTATTATCCCATAACAGAAAGGAATAAAATGACATACTTAATAATAAAAGAAAAAACTTTTATCAATGGAGATAAGTTTTTTACAGTCCACGATCACACAGATAATAAGGAAGTTGCTGTTAGAAAAGAACGAGGTTTTAACATGGCTTATGAAAACGATAAGAATACACAGTTTTTTATTAGCGTGGTTAATAAACCTTTATCTCATATCAATACAGGTAATGATCCGATAGTAGTTAAGAGTGATAATAATTTTAATTACAATCAATTAGAACTACCATTTCCCGAGGTTGCTCAATAATGGGTGTTGCTGTTGATTTAAAGAAAAAAGAGTTTATTGGTCAGGGCTTCTCTAAAAAAGAAGCCCGAACCAAGGCGCTCGAGTGGTGCCAACAAACGAACACTTGTCGTGGGTGTAGTCAAGCCGTGAAACCAGATGAATGGTCAAAGTCTTATAAAGGCGAGGGCTATTGTATAAAGTGCATGGGCTAGTCAATATGTCATAACGTCGCACCCACTAGATATAGTAGGTGCGACAAAGTGTCGCAGGTGTGTGAAGTGCATGTGGGCGGGTCCCACCCGACAAACACACACACGATAGAGGTACCAGACCAAAGTCAAAAGTCGAACTTTTTAAGAGGGGGGAGGGGTAGATTTCTAAAATATGGTACCTAATATATGTCCTATAGTGTTTGATTTACAGATAGATTCCTGCTAAATACTTTTTGGTACCATAATTAAATATTATGCTTAGTTTAGAAAAAATAAATGCAATTGCAGATCCGAAAGTCAGAAGACAATTAAAATTAGATATTTTAACTAGAGTTAAAAAAACTACTCAATCTAAATATAGAACTGATTTTTTATCTTTTGTAAAATACACCTGGCCAGAATTTGTTGAAGGTCAACACCACAAAGTTATTTCAGAAAAATTTAATAGAATATTATCAGGTGAATTAAAAAGATTAATTATTAATATGCCACCAAGGCATACTAAATCAGAATTTGCATCTTATTTTTTACCTGCATGGATGATTGGTAACAGACCTAATTTAAAAATTATTCAAGCAACTCACACAGCAGAACTTGCAATTCGTTTTGGTAGAAAAGCTAAAACATTAATTGACTCACAAGAGTATCAAGATTTATTTACAACAAGACTCAGAGAAGATTCTAAAGCAGCTGGGCGTTGGGAAACAAATGGTGGTGGAGAATATTTTGCAGTCGGTGTCCAAGGTGCGGTGACCGGGAGAGGTGCTGATTTATTAATCATTGATGATCCACATTCAGAGCAAGATGTAAATTCACCTACAGCATTTGATAATGCATATGAATGGTATACTTCAGGACCAAGACAACGTCTTCAACCTGGTGGAGCTATTGTAGTTGTTATGACAAGATGGTCTACAAAAGATTTGACAGCACAATTAGTTAATGCTGGAGCTAAAGAAGAAAAAGCAGATCAATGGGAAGTTGTAGAGTTTCCTGCTATCATGCCAAGTGGTGAACCTTGTTGGCCAGAATATTGGAAGTTAGAAGAATTAGAAAAAGTAAAAGCGTCAGCAGGTATTTCAAAATGGAATGCACAGTATATGCAAAACCCAACTGCAGAAGAAGGTGCATTATTAAAAAGAGAATGGTGGCAGAATTGGGATAAAGATTATTTACCTCCATTGCTTCATGTTATTCAAAGTTATGATACTGCATTTTTAAAAAAAGAAACTGCAGACTATTCTGCAATTACTACTTGGGGAATCTTTGCAGAGAACGAAGGAGATCCACAACATATAATTTTATTAGATGCATTAAAAGAACGTTTAGAATTTCCTGAACTAAGAAGAGTTGCAAAAGAACAATATGACTATTGGCAACCTGAAACAGTTTTAGTGGAAGCAAAAGCTTCTGGTCTTCCATTGACTTATGAACTCAGACAGATGGGGATACCCGTCGTTAATTTTTCTCCCTCTAAAGGTAACGACAAACACAGCCGTGTAAATTCTGTAGCCCCACTGTTTGAGTCCGGAATGGTTTGGGCTCCTAAAGAGAGAGAATTTGCTCAAGAGGTAATTGAAGAGTGTGCATCTTTTCCATATGGAGATCATGATGATTTAGTGGATAGTACTACACAAGCTTTAATGCGATTTAGACAAGGGGGCTTGATTATTCACCCAGAAGACTATAAAGAAGAACAACTACCTAGAAAAAAACGAACTTATTATTGGTAAATGACATTTGTATTTAAACACCCAAGTAAGTATAGAAAACTTACAACAACAGTGCCACCAAAGTCTGGGCCATTATCACAAGGCTTGAATATTGAGTATAATACTGTTAAAGATGTAAAACTGGAGAAAAGTAATGGCAGAAATCGACAAAGCACTTCCAAACGAAGTTAGAAAATCTATTGAAATAGAAGGACCTGAAACAGCGGTCGAAGAGAATATTGAACTACAAGAAGAATTACCTAACCAAGGTGAAACTGAAATTACACCTATGGAAGATGGTGGTGTAGAAATTAATTTTGAACCAGGAGCCTTCAACCAGGCTCAATCAGAAAATCACTACGACAATTTGGCAGAGTTACTACCAGAGGAAATATTGATGCCTCTTGGTTCAGAATTATATCAAAATTATTCCGACTATAAATCTTCAAGACAAGATTGGGAACAAGCTTACATAAAAGGTTTAGATCTTTTAGGATTTAAATATGAACAAAAAACAGAACCCTTTCAAGGAGCTTCGGGTGCCACGCATCCTGTTCTAGCAGAAGCGGTTACTCAATTCCAAGCATTGGCTTATAAAGAATTGCTCCCGGCTCAAGGACCTGTAAGAACTCAAACAGTAGGTGCACCATCACCTGAAAAATCTTCTCAAGCGGAACGAGTAAAAGAATTTATGAATTATCAATTGATGGATCAAATGCCAGAGTACGAAACCGAGTTTGATCAAATGTTATTTTATTTACCTTTATCCGGTTCTGCTTTTAAAAAAGTTTATTATGATGAATTATTAGGAAGAGCTGTATCAAAGTTTGTTCCTGCAGATGATTTGATTGTTCCGTATGCTGCTACCTCATTAGATGATGCGGAATCAATCATTCACAGAATTAAAACTTCTGGAAACGATTTAAGAAAACAACAAGTTGGAGGATTTTATAGAGATATAGATTTAACTCCTGGCTATGAGAATGAAACAGACTTAGATAAAAAAGAACATGAACTAGAAGGAATGAGACAAACTGGTAAACCAGAAGATGTCTTTACCTTACTTGAATGTCATGTTAATCTAGACATCGAGGGTTTTGAAGATCGAGGACCCGATGGGGAAACAACTGGTATTAAATTACCTTATATTGTAACGATCGAAGAAAACTCTCGACAAGTATTATCAATCAGAAGAAACTATGAAATCGGTGATGCGTTAAGAAAAAAGATTTCATACTTTGTTCATTTCAAATTTTTACCTGGTTTAGGTTTTTATGGATTTGGTTTAATCCACATGATTGGTGGACTATCAAGAACAGCAACATCAGCTTTAAGAAGTTTATTGGATGCAGGAACGTTATCAAACTTACCTGCTGGATTTAAACAAAGAGGAATCAGAATTAGAGATGATGCACAATCTATACAACCTGGTGAATTCAGAGATGTAGATGCTCCTGGCGGAAACATTAGAGATGCGTTTATGACACTTCCGTTCAAAGAGCCAAGTGCAACACTTCTTCAACTTATGGGTGTCGTTGTACAAGCTGGTCAGCGTTTTGCATCTATAGCTGACATGCAAGTAGGTGAGGGTAATCAACAAGCTGCAGTGGGGACGACAGTTGCATTGCTTGAACGTGGATCACGAACTATGAGTGCGATTCACAAAAGATTATATGTATCACTTAAAAATGAATTTAAATTATTGGCTAGAGTATTTAAACTATATTTACCACAAGAATATCCTTATGATGTTGTTGGAGGTCAAAGAGTAATTAAACAAGCGGACTTTGATGACAAAGTAGATATTTTACCAGTTGCAGATCCAAATATATTTTCTCAAACTCAAAGAATATCTTTGGCTCAAACAGAACTTCAATTGGCACAATCGAATCCACAAATTCATAATTTGTATGCAGCATACAGAAATATGTATGAAGCATTAGGTGTAAAAAATATTGATTTGATTTTAAAAAAACCACAACCACCTCAACCTAAAGATCCATCATTAGAACATATTGATGCTTTATCAAGTGTACCTTTTCAAGCGTTTAAAGGACAAGATCACAGAGCTCATATTACTGCTCATATGAATTTTATGAGTACAAATATTGCAAAAAATAATCCTGTGATTAATGCTTCATTACAAAAAAATATATTTGAACACATTTCTTTAATGGCTTTAGAACAAGTTGAAATGGAATTTGCACAAGAGATTATGCAACTACAAGCAATGCAACAAAATCCACAAGCAATGCAAAACCCACAAATGCAACAAATGGTTATGCAACTAAATATGAAGATTGAATCTAGAAAAGCTGTATTGATTGCAGAGATGATGGATGAATTCTTACAAGAAGAAAAGAAAATTAATGGTGATTTTGGTAATGACCCTATTGCAAAACTAAAATCAAGAGAACTTGACATTAGAGCACAAGAAAATTCTAGAAGAAAAGAGGTTGACGAGGAAAGAATCAACGTTGAAAAGATGAAAGCAATGATGAATCAAATGACTGATCAACAAAAATTACAACAAAATGAAGAATTAGCTAACCTAAGAGCAGATACTTCTATTGAAAAAACTGTTTTACAACATGCATTAAAGCAACAAGGGGATAATTAATGAAAAAAGCAGAAAAAAAGATTGCAAAAGTCATGAGAGAATACAAAAAAGGTAAATTACCGATTGGAAAATCTAAAAAACCTGTTAAAAGTAGAAAACAAGCAATCGCAATTGCTCTTTCTGAAGCAGGAATGAGTAAGAAGAGGAGAAAATAATGAAAAAAAATAAAAAAATGATGTCTGGTAAAACTGAAATCGGCTATCCAAACGGTGGGAAAGAAATTCCTACTCCAAAAGCTGGTGAAATTATGTCTGAAAAAGTAAAAGGACAAAAAGTTATGCCAGAAAAAGTTAGAATAGCTAAGTGGTATTAAAGTAAAATGTTTCCGTGGAGTCTAATAGGCACTGCATTAAAGACTGGCGCTGAGATTTATAAGAATAAGAAAAAATCTGAAATTATAATGTCAGAGGCACGTATTGTGCATGCTGAAAAGATGAAACGTGGAGAAATTGAGTACAGTGGACAGATTGCTCAAAATCAAAAAGGCGACTGGAAGGACGAATTTGTACTTTTAGTTCTCACATCTCCACTGGCTATTTTATTTTATTCTGTATTTGCTGAAGATG